TAGGCACTAAGGCTCCCGATGTGCCGAAGGTGATCGTCGCCCCATTTTCACATTTGATCCAGAGATTCGCTACCGAGTACGTGGTGTAACTTGAAATCGTTTGATTCGATGGGACAATGAGCGTCGTGTTTGCGCTGGGCGCAGCCAGATAAGCCGCCAGTGTAGTGTTGTGTGTCCCATCAATGTACTGGATTGCATTGATGCTCGGAAAGGTATTCGCTCCCGTAAACGCATTGTTCGCCGCTAGGGACACACCAAGTGTGCTATTCGCATTCACAACGCAGTACCCGCTCTGAAGTTGCAAGAATGTGAAAGTTACAACATACGTGACTGGATCAACGCTCACATTGCTGGGATAGATCGTATTAGCAGGCGAACTAGAGTCCCAGCATTCCCATACGATGTTGTTAGTATTAAGCCCTGTAGAGATCGTTGCTGATAACGAAGACACGAACGACACGGTCGGATTCGGCGTTCCACCCCCACCGCCTCCTGTCCCTCCTAACGTGACCGTATAAGGCCCGAAGCAGTTGTTTTGAATGCAGACGGTGTAATCATACGTGCCGGCAGGAGCCCAAAATCCAATGTTGCCCTGAGCATCCCCGGTTGGCTGACATGCTGACGTTAAAGCGTTTGGGTCTGGGGTATCCTGGGCACCATTGGGGCATGCAGTCCCGCTGCCCGTATAAGTTGTCGCATAGTTCGTGCAAGGCACCGCGTTTGCAGGCGAGTGGCAGACGGCAATCGTCGGCGAGTTAGGTGGAAGATTCGCTACCAAATACGGCGGGAAATTAGCCGATACAGACGGCCATTCCGCACGGTAGCGGACGTTTTGCCCCACTGCTAGAGCACTCACCAGCAGTATTCCTGCGAGGATAATGAGGCGTTTCATGCGCTCTTGTACCAGACCGTTCCATTACTCATAATCTTGAGTACTTGGCTCTGCGTCGTAAGCGTATACGGCCCGAGTGGGAGATTAGGACCTTGGAGTGTCCACACATTCGCATCTGCTGAGATCTTGATGTAAGTCAGTTCTTGGTTGAGATTTGTCTCTCCTGTTGTCGTGTTCAAGCCAGCAGGAGGAGGGGCTTCTGTGTATCCGCCTGCCGAGGTGTTTACTTCATTCAGCGGGCTAGCATGCTGTAATTCAAGATGCCAGGACTGCATCGCCTTCGAGAGATCGGAGAAGCGAAGCGGAGGCTGCCGCTTGATAGTCTGAACTGTGGGCACTAACTGACCTTTCTGTATTGCTCAGAGGCACGTTCGGTAGGAGGATAGATCGGCTTGCCTTCGCTCGTTGCCTCTAGAAAGCCATCAATGAAGCGCCACGGCACTGCATCCGTCCACGTGAATTCAAACTGCCGCTTGCGTGCCTCGCCTAACTGATGCTTATGCACACGTTTGTTAAACTCGCCTTGCTGTCCGCAATCGAGAAAGAAAGTATTCGACCATGTTTTTCCGCCATTGTTCGTCCATCGCATCATGAGCTGCGGGCCACGAGGCTGGCCATTTCCATCGAGCAAGGGAGGCATCTGGCCTAACCCGGTTTCCATGAGAATCTCAATGTGCGAGAAATAGATGCGCTTATTCTCCGCCATGATCGTTGGCGTGCGACGTAAGCCTCGAATCGTGTTTCCGAAGTCCGTGTAGTAATTAATCGACATATCGTAGACGGTGCCCGAGGCCCAATCGCCTACAAGATGCTTGCCGAAGTTGAATGTATGCGAGGTAGAGCGGTGTGCAGTATAGGACGCCGAACTTGCCTGCCAGAACCCGCGCTCATGCCAGAGCGAAGTAGAAAAGTCATATACCCATGTCTTATTCGGCGTAGGGAAACGAATCACCCAAAAGTTATGCCCTTGATCTTGATACGTATAGGCAATCGCGTCGTCAAGACGTGCATAGGACTGCCATGCAAATTCAACGGCCAGCGTAGAGATGCGAATTCCTACATACGAACCCATCATCTTCGCCACGCCCTGCCCGCGATCATTCTGCCCAATCCAGCAGACCGTATCATTTGCTTGCACTGTGCCAAATGTAGCGATTGCCCCATCTTCCAAGAATGCGCCCTGAATCGGAATGAAAGGTGGAAATCCTGCTCCGACGTTGTAGTAGGCGATTGTTTTCTTGCCGGAAAAGAACCAGACCTCTCTGTGATCTACCTTCATCGACGTAATGTTGTCTGGAAAGTAAGAGATGGTCGAGATGAATAGACCGTTCCATGTGCTGCCATCTTCAAGGTTTGAGACTTGAAACGTATTCGAGTTCTGAATCACCGCAAAGAAGTAACCATCACAGAAGTCTATTTGTAGAACTGGTCCATTCAGTTGCGCCATGTTTACGGCGAAAAAGCTATTTGCCGGATGCAGGACGCCGTTTGAATCAGTCACCGCTACCAGTACGAAGATGTACAGATTCCCATTCGAGAGAATCAGCATGTGTGTCTGGCAGCACACGATCTGTGTCGGAGATAGCGGGGGGCCATTCAGTGTGCCGCGATTGATCTGCGTGCCATTCGCAAGAAGTTCCCAAAAATTCGCGCCCGCTACGAACGTGCGACCATTGACCGTAAACTCACCTGGGATAGCCGTCTCTCCCGGCAGCGTGTAAGCAACTTTCAGGCCGGGGCAGTGCATCATCGTCATGCCCGAGGTAGCGCCAACGCTCTCTGGTTGCTCACAGTAAGCATTCATCAGGCTTTCGTTATCTGAGATGGGGGATTGCAGCGTGTACGAAGGGCCTGCAAAACCGAAGCGTGCGATGGTTAAGCCTGCCTTTCAATAGCAGGTCTAAAGACGGTGCGGATCGCATTCGCTCGCGTGATGCAGCGGCAGAGATCGCTAGGCTGATTGCAACACAGGCATAGCTTGCCCTTGCTTTCGAGATGCGCCCGCAGAGAAGTGTCCAAGATATTGCGCACCTGCTTGATTTCGAGGGTAACGGAATCGTGTTTCATGAGGATCTGGATTTATATGAAAAGGTCGTCGCCCGCTGATCGTCATAAGCCCCCGGAATGCCCGAGTCCCGCGTCTGCATGCGCGGCACTGCCGTATTCAGCCCAAACACTCCGGCCCGTGCCTGTGCCGCCATCTGCACTAACGTCGGGTGTGCCGCACGCTCTCCGCCCGGAAGCAAAGACTCGGCCAGCGACAGCATTAAGGCATTGCGATAACCAGGAGGGATTGTTCCTGCCGCATTCGGTCCGCCAATCGGATCAGTGATAGACCCGAACTGTTGAAGGATTGCCCACGTCTCTAACTGCGTCTGCCATGCCGTGTTAGGAATCGGCCAGTAATACAGTGACCCATTCGGAAATGTGGGGTTATAGAACAAGTCCGTAGGCTGCGAGCTAGGCAACTGCTGAATCGTGTTCTCCATCCACCATTGCTCGTCGCGCAGATTCAAGACGACAGAAACATACGGTGCAGGCGTGTTCGTCAGGATGATCGTTGCCCGCACGATCTTCGTAGGCCGCTGCACCATTGGGAACGTTGCCCCAACTGCAGGCCCAATCGTATGCGGCGAAAGCCCCGGCACAAGCGTGAAGATATTGAAACTGGCATAGGGCACGAAGTTCTTCTTCGTTGCCCATGTGTCGAGCAGGTAATTAGCTTTCCGAAACGCCCACTGAGCCTGATCTGGATCGGCGGTATCTCCCGGCGATACCATGCCAGTCTCAATCAGGGCATCGGTAACCAGATCCTCAACTGTGTAAGTGAGGACGGGTTCTGACAGTGGCGGAGTGATGGGCATCAGTGGCTAGCGAACTGTTTCCATGTTTGCTGCGATTGCAACGAGAATTCGCGCAGCCCGTCTAGGTTCTGCCCTGCGATCTGCCGCTGACGAGGCCCCGTCACTGTATTCAACGCGGCCAGTATGCTTGCCGTGTTTGTGGTCGAGGCTTGCGACAATGGAGTAGACCAGACGACTTCACTGGAGGTTACAAGCGGAATACCCATGACCACGGTATCTGCCGCCGTGATATCGAACGTTTCAGAGAATGAAACCTGCATTCCAACATCAAGCCCAGAAAGTGTATTCAGAAAATCAGGTCGTATCTGCCAAGGATGCTGGACCAGCGTTTGCCCAGCAGCGGTGAGCAATGCCTGCAGATTCTTGACAACGCTATCGCCGCCCTGCTCGGTTCGACCGTTGATGTGGAAACGCAGGTGCTTATGCAAAGACGCTGCCCACTCAATTGCGGCTAGTGCTTGAAT